TCACGTTTCCGACAGCACGAAACAATAATCCACGCTCCGCATTAATATACCCTCATTCCAGTCACGTCGACCGGGCCCATGGCCGCCGAAGCTCTCTATTGTCTGTCCGTTGATGATTAGCCACACATGGCCAGATTCCCCAGGGATGGGATCCATAAATGCAATACGCAGTATATTATCTTTCTGTCCGGCATTACCCGCCCCATATTTGACGGACTTGAAGCCCTGGTCTTGGCACCATTTTCGCTGCGTCCAGGATCCATCAGGAATAGTGATTCCAGATATTCGATGCAGCAACCAACGCACGTATCCCGAGCAATCAATACCCTCGATAGATAATGAGTCTGCATCCAGTGAGGGAGCTTTGCCCCCGAGTTCATAATGGCAGTGCCCATCCATGGTTTTGTTTATCAGCGCTATGAGTAGATTGCGATCGACTTTTATTTTCATTTCACTTTACCTGATTTCGATTTCAATTTCTGTTCTTTGAGAACCTTGGCAATTACGTAATTTTCAAGCTTATCTTTACGTGGGACCGATTTACTCATCAGCAATCTTCACGAATCTTTCCGGAACTAAGTGACAGTGGGCCTGGCCATTGAATTTAATCTTCAGACGGCCATCCGGGACCCGAAGTAAAACACAACCCCAGGTCCCGGTCCGGATTTCGTTCATCAGCTCCTTGAGGAGCATGCAGCGGATCATTACGCCGCAGGAGTAGCAACTGTGGTCGCTGCAGCAATATCGCGCTTCATTGCAGCGACAGCAACTTCAATCAGCATGTCAATGGCCTTCGGTAGTGCCAACTTAAACAGCCAGCCCATAGGCAACTGAGAAAGCAGGGCGATGACTTGATCGTGCACCCATTTCTGTTTTATAGGACCTGTCTGAGGGTCAATAAAGGTAGTTTCTGCGGCGTGAACATACGCCTCAACGATGCTCCAAAGATTCATTTTAGTTTGCTCCTTTTGTTTCATTATGTTAACCCCGTAGGTTAATCATTTAGATAATGCAGCCTGGACCATATTATGAACACCTATGCTTACCGAAGCTGTAATTATTGCCACAATCAGCGTTCCGGCTATAGTTGTCCATAGCCATCGAATGTTCTGCACCAAGCCATCAAAATCAGCTTGGTCACATTTGGTTTTTAGCTGTTCTTCGCGTTTTTCAATCTGCTCTTTCACGTTTTTTTGGAGTTCACGCGCAATATCTTCCAGACGATCAACACGCATTTCTTCTGTTTTACAGTGACCCCCAGTCCCATCAAGCAACACCTGGAGTTTGCTGTCAATAGCTTCCAATCGACCATGTATATTTGCTTCCAATACACCATGATTTAGTTCTAAGGTTGAAATGCGTTCCTCTTGAGTTAGTGGTGGCATAGTTTAACCCTCGCTATGTCTGTTCGTTGTCTGGCAGAGTTGGCAACAAAAAGCCCCTCCGGAGGATTGGAGAGGCTGGAAATGGTGTTCAAATATTAAATGAGTGATTTACGTTGCAACCCAGGTCTTTCCATCATTCGTTGAAACATACCTTACAATGACCCCTGATTGCACCACAGCAGCAACAATCTTGTGTTCTCGGGTTCCCGGAAGCACTTCGATTGCACAAGGAGCTTCGTCAGAACTGGCTATCGTAACGGGGCTCCCATAATTGCCCTCACCTTTTTTCATAATAACGTGCGCATTACCACCATCATAATAGGTAGTGTATTCAATGCGCGTTGTTTGATCATAACAAGTCTGTGGATAGGTTCCAGTTGCGATACTCACGGCTGTAGTCCAATCTTTCCCTTCGCTGAATGATTCCGTCCGGTATATGCTGCCGTCTTTGTCGTATACTACAGCAAGCCCGGCTTTTCGGCCTGCGGTATAGGCGATTCCGCATGCATGGTCCGTGGTATATGCCTTGATGTCCCTGTCTTGATATGCTGCATTTCCATAGTCGAAAATCCTCACTTTCAACGATGCACCCAGAGAATAGACTATATAACAGCGGCCGGTCTGCCGGGAACTGCAAGCGTTTAAGAATATGGCACCGGTAGGAAGAGAGAAGCAAACCCTACTCCATACACGATTCTTAGGGTCTATTGTAAAATGGAATGCATCTTTACTTATGGTTGTTGGCTTATTGTGATCTCCAGACCTGAAGTAGCCCAGTTCATCCGTGGTTAGAGTTTCGGCATAAGCCGACTCCACGTCCACAGTATCCACACCATAAGCAAAGTCATCCCAATATATTCCATTTGCTCTTCCCCTAACTCGCTTGATGCTCTTGAGTGTAACCCATCCGGTTCTAGCTGTTGTACCAGTACCATCACCCCAGGATGGATATACTGTGATTCGGTCGTACCGTGGAGAAGCCATAATAGTTGTCGAATGTGCATTGTCTTGCTCTGTCCCCTGGGGCTTTTCAAGCAGAAACCATACGGGACATAAATCCCCGGCAAATATATGTCGCTCTAATACCCACTCGGTTCCGCTCCAGTCTCCGGCAACATTATCAGCCGGGATAGTCCAGGTGAACGCGCCGTAATCATCCTTTGGAAATAGATAGTCTGATCCGGAAGCAAATGCTGATTTAACTGTTAGATTCTCATACGATTCAACCCCGGAGCCGGTTATCGATAGTTTAGTAGAGGGAACTTCGAAGCCATACTTTCCATTAACTACCCCGATGCAGTGGCGCCACAGCCACAAGTTTATGTTGTCCTCTTCATTTCCGTTCAGGACTGTTGCACCAGTTGAGCGTTTCGCATTGCATTCAGGTTGAACCAGCGAATAATCACCCCAGGTTTCAGACTTGTATTGTGTTGTGAGTCCCTTGAGCGTATAAGTGTTGCCGGCAGTAAACCCGCCGATCTCCACTCTATCGAAAGTTCCGATCCCCCAGGACCATGATAATGCCGTCGATAGTTCATTACTCTGCCTGGCTGATGATATCCATGCAGTATCCAATGGTTGAGCCAGATCGATGTATGATTCACAGGTATCTGCCCCACCGCTGCCGTCTGGTTTGCACGTATCGAACAACCCACCTGTGGCAGTAGTGACAAAGTGCGAGAACACTTTTTCCATTGTGTCAGCCCCGCCTGTGCGCTTTACCGTCAAAGATAGGGCAAACGGTATTGCTGCTGGCACAGCGTTCATGCACGTAGCTTCAATGTGTGCGAATCGGTGCGCAGGCCAATGTTTAGGCTTGCGGATATCTGCCGATGTCATAAAATCTGCGCGGTAGATATAAGCCCCTGCCGACGCACCAGTGACTACTAAATCACCACCGACTGCAGCAAGAGTGCAATTATGTGCAGTCCAGCCGGATACGCCTGAACTTCCCACTGTGTCCAGAGCGTCCACTATGATTGTTGAGGCCATAGACTGGGAAACTTCCTCAACCTCTCTCGGATAAACGAACTGAACTCTATGGTCATCATAGGTTGTGGTTGTTTCAGTGTCCGGATCATAAATTGAGACTGCAGTATCATTGTAGGCTTCGGGATTGTTTAATTTTAGGCTGATGTATGATGGTGCTGGGTTTGATCTTCCCCACTGGGCACCACTTCCAGCTGAATCTGTCGCAGTATTGGCAGTATCCATAATGGCACCGCCAAGATCATACATTTTTAGTTCCCAGGTGCCATCATAACTTATTAATCCGGAATCAGATCCTGTCCAGGAGTGATTACCGGAATCCGTGAATGACGGTGCAGTATTCGAGATATCGTCTTGTGCAGCACCATCCATCATGGCGAAGTCGACTAGATGTTTGTAGTTGAGTCCCAGGTTTGTCCACTTGGCATAAGTTCCTACGAAATTACCGGATGCACTAGCGGGACTATTCTTTGCCTTGTAACTGAACGTATTGTCTAGCGCATCACCCTCACACAGTCCGGCATATCCGGTATCTGTTCCTGTGTAGGTTTGTCCTGCCCGTAATCGGAGATCCATCTCTTTCACACCGATAGTCATTTGGCCTATCTGTGTAAGAGATGAAAAGACAGTTTGGTTTGTCCAAAAATAAGGAGTAGGGACATATGGCATAAAGCTGCCCCAACCAAACGAACCAATAGCATTTGTGTAAAGTCCGACCTTGCCTTCAATTGTTCGAGCTGACGAAAAATCATAATTGCTGCTCAAGGCAAAATCTGAAGGCATACTGATTGATGATCCATTTATGGTTATGGACGAAATAACTTTGTTTCCGATGGCATCAAAGGTCGCCTGTGTTGTGCCCATACCATCTTTAAAGCATCCAGTAGGCCATATCCACTTTCCTTCGCCATCAACCTGTTGATCAATAGTTACCCGTTCGTGACAGGCCACATCAACAGTCATTTCAAACGAAGCAGACAGATCGAAGTTTATCTTAGGATATTTTGTTTGAGCAAGCCCCTGGGGCGGTGTTTGACCGGGTTGTTGGTAGAAGTCCCAGCCACTGCCGGAAGACATCCATACAATCCATCGCCTGGGGCCATTGGCTATATTCATGTTGTAGTAAAGAGAGCAATAATACCTAAGTTCCAATCCGTGCAAAGCATCGGTATGTAAATTGTTATGTGTCCAGTGCCAGGGCGTCCCGCTATCCCCTATATAACTGTTATATACGGCTGCTGGAGCTGAACTTGTCGGGTTTCCTGAAGCATCCAGAGGTATATCTACAATGCCGGTTGGGTAGTCGGCCCAGGTGAGTATGGGGATTATACTAAATGACTTTACTCCAGTGAAGAGCATCCATCCGCAGGCTAACTCCCTGTTATTCGCTTTTGCTGTCAGGGTTCCGTTGCAGTAGTCTCCATTTACTGGGTTTCTGCCTGTTACTACTGGACCACCTGTGGAATATACTGACATTTGTTCTTATCCTGATGCAAACTTTTCAGATACTCATTGCATCTTTGTAAACATTGTTTGACATACGCTTTTTGTTCGTCGGTACCACTAAAAGCGGTCTTCATAGCGCATTTATTTAAGCAAGTCAAATTCATTAATGCTGTGGTATCGCGTTGTAAATTGACGCTGGCGGTTGCGATAGACGGTTCTTCCGGCTGTGCATTATCACCATGCCCATCCAATACAATTGCCATTAATATGATTATTCCAAATACCAAACAAACAAATGAACTAGTCTTCATATCATCACTCCCGTTATAAGTATAATCACTTGATACTTCACACGGAGCGAATATTCCTGCTTATTGTGCTTTTGAACAATTCTTGCACGGATCGCAAATATGCCCATTCTTGCACCGTGCCCGGTTAGTGTTTCTTACCCGCTGCCAGTATTGGTCTATTGTCTCGCCTGACTGCAGGTCCAGGCAGAATTTAAGATTACACTTCTTGCAAAAATACCACCCATTGCCAGCCATTATGCCGGAGTATCCTTCACGTAAATGATCTTGGTAATATTGCCCTGGCAATTGCCCATATTGGTACTCATGCTCGGAGTGTTGACCGGCTGGTTGGTCTGCGCGTCCTGTTTCAGTTGCTTATCGTGAGCATTCATTGTCACAACATCCGGATACCTCTGTCTAGCTGCTTGTAGCCCCTGGCTGCCCTGTGCTTGGTCGACGAATGCAGACTTGTGGAGGTTTGTCGTATTGGTGATTCTAAGACCATTGCTATACTCGCTAGTCTTGGTTGTTGTTACTTTGGTGCCGTCATTCATCCCAGTCTCTCCAACAAAACATCACACTGGCGAATCTCATCACCGTCTATTTCAGATAAGCTCTTAATACTCAGTGTCTTAACCCTGTAGTCTGCCCATTCATTGGTTAGATCACTATAAACCCTAATAACATCATTCACCCATAGACCAACAGGCCAGTCAGAGGACATACGGGCCATATCGACGCGCCTGGTCACTTCTGGGCCTATCCTGAGAGCAAGCGCAGTGGCTTTCTCTTCTGAGCATTGTCCAACATCGAAGCCACCCCGGATAGTCTGCCCCAAAGGATTGTATGCCGATGCATTAAAATATATCGCTGCGCATCGTTCACCATTCTCATTGCAGAAGGTAATCATAAATTGATTGCATTCCGGCTCAATGGAATAAGCCGACCATTCATACACTCGCTGATTATCTGCAGTGCAGGCATCGCTTGTGAAATGGAAGTAGTAAGCCGGATCAGTTGACATTGCTAGTGGATCTCGATAGCTGAGATTGTAGACTCCACCGCTTATATCGTCTGTCAGAACCCATCCGGTATCATCGCAGACTTTCTTTATCCAAATGTCAGCCAAGTCCATAAACTTGACTTCAAAATTAGCTTTTCCGTCTACAGCCGGAACGCTGCTCAATGTGTCTTCAGTATAATCAACCTGTAGATCGGAATTCGTTATACCGGACATTCCGCACAACTGCTGCACTACATAGGCGTGATTCAACCCGTCCAGGACGCACTCGTTTATGATTGTTGCTCGTTGTAGATAACGGTATAGCCCGTGGATCCGAATAGAATAGTATTGGTCACCATCTTTGCTGTAGGTATAAACGGGCGGTTCCGACAATATGCCGTTCAATATCTGCCAGCCATCAACAAAGATCGTGCAGAAACGGGAACAAGCCCCAAATAGATCATAGTTCTCAGGATTTATGATCTCAATAATCGCCTCTGTCTGGCTGGCTTCTTTATCCACATTGATTGTGATGCTTCTAATATCAGCGGTTATGTCTGCAGGACCGGGTAATGCATTCCTGGGTTCAGCTGCATATCCAAATGTTAACCCCCGTGTTAATGGTGTTTTGTGAGCTAAAGGGGTGAGTATAAAAGCCGCTCGATAGCTGCGCTTTACAGAATCCGGAACGAAAGGAACATCCGTGGTTTGTTCCCACAGTGCTGCACCCAGACCACCGCCATAGTTGGTCAATCCATCATCAGTTGAAAAGAATGTTTGAGCCGGAGTCGGAGCCTGGACATAGGTCATTATCAAACTTACGAGTTCATAGTCAGCAGCGATATCATAGGTCAACTCAGTGAGTGAGAATTGCTTGACTGAAACGCTTTTTGGAGTAACACTGAATGTAGCTGATTGGATAATTACAGGGGGGTCGGCATTCATCTCGGTAGTATCATCAGTTGCATTCAGACTCACCAGCATACCGGAATTGTTGCCGTTTTTTCTGCGGATCAGCAGAGAGTTGTTCACATAAGGCATTATGATAAACTCTACCAGTGTGTCAGGTATGGGGTCTGTGATTATATCAGCAAAGCGGGTTATACCACCACGCGAAAGCACGGCATCCCCGGATGTGGACAATGACAATTTCCACTGACCGAACTCTAATTCAATGCCACTTGCTCGATCATTGTGGGATCCGCAAAGGACGAACGACACTAGGAATGATGTGTTTGTCTCGAATGTGGTAGATGTGGTTATCTTGCCGGCTGTATTGTAAGCATTTAATATGCCATTGCCCATTCCGCCAGAGGTCAGCACATCATCCCAATGGGTTGTATCGCCAGTCCAGGACGACAGAGGATACCTGGTAACCGTTCCCAACGTTTCCCAATCGTCCTGGAACTGGATGGGTTTACACATTACGCATCCGGTATATGGGTCCAGGACAACGTTTGTTTTGGTTGCACGTCCCCAGATATCCTTGGCTTTAACGGTCTGTAACCAGCCGTGTTTGGTCGGCATATATGACTGTGCATCTACTTTGACTGATAACGACATTAACCCGCCGCCATTCTCTGAAGAAGGTATTTGAGTTGGTTAGCACTATCTTGGTCTGCAACCTTGATTGTGACATTCACGCCACCACCGCTAGTGTTCAAATTGCCGAATCGAGCGCGATTAGCATACATGCTCATTCGATCTCCACCATTGCCAAACAATGTTGCAGAGAGTAAACCAGCCATTATTCCGGTGTGTGCTGCGGTCTGTTGTGCTGCAGTGATTCCCGGTTTCATTTCTTTGGCAAGGAACGCCCCGGCATCTTTCCATGCTTTGAACAGAGTGTTTTGTATACTGGAGGCGCGATCACTCATTGGCTTCGTGAGATTATCAAGCGCACCTCCTGGGTCCAATATGGATTGTTTAGCTAGATATTGCATATAGGCTTTTGTTGAATCATCAACGATTGGTAGCGGATCCATTTTATTTGTTTTAGCTTGTATTTCATCATAATAAGTCGACATTCCGGTTTCCCAATCGTCCATAAAGCCTTTTGCTGCTTTGCCTGCGTCCCCGAAACTACCCCCGTTGGTAAGTATCTCAAATGCTTTAGATGCCGCCAAAAAGTAAGCTACTGGCTTCATTATCATATTAAATGAGTATGCAGCTTTCATTAGCACAACTTCGAGTCCGCCAGAGCCATTCACCAAATTGATTATTTTTGTAATCCCATTCGAAAAGTCAACAAGAACACCTACAGAAAAAGAGGCAAAATCCGCAATACCGGTTTTCATATCAGTCCATAACTGTTTTGCAATATCTCCGGCATATTCGAACCCTGCAACCAGATCACCAATAAACCCAGCAGCCTTGAACGCATTTTTATCAGAGAACATCCCTGCGAAAAATTTCTGTGCTTTCTTAATGTTGTCATCTGAGAATAGGTTTGTTACTAGATTAGTGAGAGTAACCGTCAGTTGAGTGAGCCCCGGCAGAGCAGCTTCACCCATTTTACGAAGTCCCATATTCCAAGTATCGTGCAGTGTGGATATAACACCCTGGAGAGTCCTGGACTGCATGGCCATCATACCTGGGAATCTACGCTCCATTCCACCAAGAATTGCCTTTAATGCTTCATCAGCAGTAATCATTCTGGTTTCTGATCGTTTCATGGCCTCAGGTATGGTTATATTGAACGCTTCACCTACCATTTGATAGGCATTTATTCCGATCCTGGATAATTCCATGGCTTCTCGACCACTCAAGAAACCTTGGCTTTTTATCTTGCCTATTGCCTCCATCGCTTGTTCTAGTTTTTCAGAACCGCCTCCAAGTCCGGATACAGCATCACCAACAGCTGTGAGGGTAGGAATTAATTCCTTTGTTGTGAATCCAAAAGCCATCATCAACCGGGTGGCATTGACCAACTGAGGAAACTCAAACGGCGTCACATTGGCGAATTTCTGCAATGTATCAAGTAGTTGAGACGCAGCTGGAGCACTACCCAACATTCCTGTGAACGCTATTTTGGCCTGTTGGAAATCACTGGCTAAGTTTACCGCATTTCTAGAAAGCAGACCGAGCATCCCGGCTGCAGCTGCACCACCCATAGCCAACCCGCGCGCCAGGTGTCCTCCCAGATTCATTGCCACACCCTTTAGGTTATTGAGTGACAGACCAATCTTATCCAGGACAGACGAAGCCTGGTCTATAACTTTGAGTGTGAATTGTACGCCGGTTCCCATTATGATCCAGCCCTCGCCTTTTCCATTTGTTCTTGTTCTTCTTCAACAAACACAAATATTTCCATTAGTTCATCCCAGGATATTGGGCATTCAGAAGGCACTCGGTGCAGTTTATCGATACATACGCGGGCAACTGCCTTGTATAGCGAATTGCCCTCTAGACGTTTTTTGCTTCCTCGATAGCCACTTCTGTGTTGAGCTTGTCGAGTTGCGCAACTATAGCGAACGACAGTGGTGCAGCAATGCGGGTCCACACTACCGCTTGTGACCAGGTAAGTTCGGGATCTACCATTGATATTTCAAGGGTGGTAGCAATCTGTATTTCGCGCTTATCAGTCAGAAATATCTCAGAAGTGCCATCCTTGAACGGTTTGGCATCCTTGAATTCCTGTGGATGTTTCTCCACAACATCATTAGGAACGACCACAGCAAGCTTCTTGTTTTTTTCCATCGCATCGATGCGCGCTTTTACCTTATGATCTGCTTCGAGATATCCCGGCACTGATACATGCCGTTTGACTGTAAAGCTCTGTGCTTTGTCGGTTTTTGGGTTAATTATGCTAATTACTTGCGTAGACTGAGGCGCAAAATCCTCAACTACCGCCATAGGGTCCGTCATGGTAAATCTCCTTCTGAATTAAGCTATCGTGAATGCGCCTTTGCTCTCAAGCGTTATGCTGAACCTGAGACCATCCGCCATTGTCTCTCCAGCCTCAGTGCATCCAAATGTTCCTGAGATCGTGTGCAGTGGGCTTGTAAACACCAAAGCACCAACACCACCAGCCTGTTTCATCCAGTCGATACCAACAGCATCGACAGCAAGTTCAAAAGTTCCGGTCAAAGTTGCTTTGGTCATCTTGAAATCGGTGAAACCATCAGCAAGCGCAGCATTTTCGACTTTCTGGTAGCTGACTTTTATGTCGCCGCTTCCAACATTGGAATACATGCTGTTGTCAGCATTCCAAGAAAGAACAGTGACGTTCTCTTTAAAGTAAACTCTATTAGACTGTCCCATGTCTGATACCTCCGGCTAATTAGCCCATACTTCTAGTTGGATGACTCCGGCTCGAATCAATGAGCCATTTTCGGAGTTGTATTTTTGTTCATCCGGCACTATGTTTCGCAGTACTGCAAAAGTGGTGCCGATCATACCGTTAAGGGTGTCGAGAACAGAATCCATCAGTGCTCTGAACTCTTTCCGGTTGTCTTGCCTGTCAAAACCCATTCGCCTGATCACGATGTTGCAGGGGATCTTATATCTGGCATCCACAGCGTAGAAATTATAAGTGTATGGCAATAGTTCGATGTCCAGTGCAGGCATTTGAGCGGTAGGAACTGTTTCTCTTAGATGGTCGGTCTCTACACTTTTGAATGTGGTTAATGACACTATCGCCAACCTGAGTTCTTCAGTTATCGCAGCTGTATCTATCATCTGCCGTGTGCCTTTCGCATTATGTAACGCTCGAATATAACCTTGATTGCTTCAACGTCTTCGGGTTGGATAGACAGAGGACGCGCAGGAACTCGTATTGTAATATAGGATTTGATGTATTTGAGTTTTACACCAATCGGTTTGCCAGTTTTTGAGCTTATTCTGATGTTATCTACTTGCCTATCTGGTGTTCTTGTGCCATCTTTACGTTTACGCCCAGACTTAAACCAGCGCTTTTCATGGAGTATGGATTCTCCTCCATACTGATGCAGTGCCGCATAATTCAAGTTGCTACCAAAGATTAAACGAGCATTATTCAGATTCCATGTGGAATCACCGCCCGATCGTGATATGTAAGACCGTCTAAGCCTGCCTGTATCAAGCAGCGGTTTATCAGAGTGTCCTCTGCGATAAAATATTGTTATTGCAGCAAGCGGCTTCCATTTAGGCTTGCCTCCTACTGCAAACTGATTTGATATAGACTTCTGCAGGTACAATCCGGCTGTTTGCAGTGGCACATGAAAATCCTTGCAGCCTGCAGCCATCGCGCGAACAACTGGACTCATTGTGTCCTTGATATTGATCGATACGCTAACCATTACAGTCCATCCAAACTTCCATCACTCAGCCGATTCCCGCTAGTATCAAACTGGCCAGAAGTGAACACTCTGGCCACACCAATCGTTGACGACTGGACCGCGTCTGCGGCGTTTCCGACAGAGGATTGTGGAGTGTCCAGGGTGATAGTTCCGTCCTCGATCTGCTTGATCATATCGTTGGCAGTCTTCCGATATTGCTCAACCCAGTTGGACAAATTGCCATCTTCCTGGGTAAAGTTCTGTCTCAGAATGTAGTAGCAGGTGAGGTTGAGACTGATCGACTTAACAATATCTAAGACAGGCGATATCGGGGTGACATACTTCGAAGCCAGGCGCGCATTGATCTCCAGTTCAGCAGACGCTATCTTGTTGTTGACCCAGTCCAGAGCAATCTTATCACCTGGCACAAGGTCAACAAGGTTACTTATTTCGTTGTCTACGTCGGCATAAACTATGTAAGACATCATTTACCTCCGGGAGATCGCCTTGTTGTTCCAGACTTATTCTGTGTAGCCTGTGGACGTGTTTGCTTTGATGGTTTGGTGCCCATTGGAACATCTACAACAGGACGAATATCAAGCATTGGTTCTGATCTCATTTCGTCTGTAATTTCGGACTCATCCACTTCCACAGGAGAGATGGGCCAAAATCTACCAGACCGGGCAAAGCCTTTGTATCCCGGTCTGGGTATTGCTCTAACGGTGAACTTCATTGTTCTGTAGGCTGCGCAGGATCGGCAGGATTGGTAGTAGGATCAACTTGCACAGCAGGATCTGTAGGATCAACTGGCTCAGAAGACTGTGCAGGATCTGTAGGATCACCAATCTCTATAACAGGAGTGATGATCAACATCGGTTCGGCTTTCATATCATCGGTAACTTCAGATTCGTCAACTTCAACGCCGATATTATCCCAGAATCTACCCGAGCGATTGAATCCACTGAAATCAGCTCGCTTTACTGCTCTAACTATATATTTCATATTTGATTCCTCTTGATAGCCAAAAGGGGAGGAATCAAATACCTCCCCTGATAATCTCAAGCTATTGCCAGCCTAAATCCTAGACTGATGCGCCGTAGGCATACTGCCACAGGCCATAACCAGCATTGTATCGAGCGCGAACGCCATACAAATACTGATCTCTCATAAATCCAGACTCAGAATTGCCTTCAAGTGACTGGAACTCAACTGGAGCTCTATCCTGCAGAAGCAGAGGCTTAACCAATCCCTTAGCACACAGCAAGAACCAGTCGTTTGTGTCTGTGAGATATGGAGACACAACCAGATCTAAACGACCCTGCATGACGTTGGTTGTCAAAATCTGGTAGTTAGACGTACCAGTTGCATCCGGCCAGTATTGAGACTGCAGAATTCCTCTTGCTGTCCATTCCAGATCGGGAGGAACAACAAGTGTGTCCGCAACGATTCCCAATGGTCTGCCGCGGTCATCCACAAACTTGGCCATAGCAATAATGGCAGTCGCCAGGGACGCGGCTGACAACGCTGTGGTTCCCTTATTGCTCTGGTTGGTCTGATACTGTGCGCCAGGAGTTGTATGGTCTGTATCGAAGAAATACTGGCCATCAAAACACAGCTGGGTAAATCCATTTGCAAGCAGGGTAAACATCAGTTCCGACTTGTGCCGATTGACTTCCTGTGCCAGCTGCTGGATCCTGATGCGGATCTGGCCATACTGATCGTCCTCAAGGTCGGTTCTGTCGATTGCCAGCGTGTCTTCCCAGAGTTTGTTGATAATCGCATAACCGGTTTCAGTCAACGCATTCAGAGTTCGCTCACCGGTAAATTCTCGCATTTTTGGGACATTACCCAGCCATGCGTATTTTTCCTGGTCCTTGTTAGATTCTACGACGGTAGTAATCTTCATCCAGTCTTCATTCCCAAACGCATCCGCCAGCGTCTGGAAGAACAACGCTTTTATGCCCGGTAAAAGGGCATAAGGGTTATCACTTCTTGTAAGTGGCATAATATTTGCTCCTTAAAATTGGTAAAGCCCCATATTTCAGGGGCTTATTGATTATTTTGAATTGTCGCTATGGACTAACTGGCGTCAGCGTCAGTGTTGAATGCGTAACCGTCAATGCGGATTCGCACTTCAGTTGCAGATACGACCTCTGCAACACGACCGACAACGGGTCCAAGCCCAGGGTCGGTCGTAACAACTGTGGCATTGTTGCCGGATGCCCCTGAGCTCATCCACACTGCCTTACCGACCCAAGTTTGGTCAGCAGAAGCAGCAATAAACGAGTGAACACCTTCAGTCTCTACACGAATACTCTTGTCGCCGGCTGATCCTGCAGAGTTGTCCACTGTTTCATAAGCAACTCCGAAGAACGGCCTGGACGCTGTTGGGGTATGTGTCGCATATCCAGCAGATGCGTCCGCCATAACGAAAGAACCTTTTGCGATCTTTACGTTACTCATCTTAAGAGATACGAGCTTGCCATCCGCATGCTTTGTATCTCTGGCTACTGTAGTTGGTCCGTAAGCCATGATTAATTACCTCCCGCGAATTTCGCAAGCTGTTCAGGAGTCACACCAAGCTTTGCAGCCTGTGTCACAACTTCCTGGGAGAACTCCACTGCGGTTCCAGTGGTCTCACCCAGCTCATTGAAATTGACACTTGTGGGAAGAGCAGAAATCATCTTCTCGACAAGTGCAGCATAGTTGGTCTGCTCACCGTTAAATGTGACAGTGCTATCGCCGGCCATAAGCAGCTCACGAGCAATCGGTTCCATGGCAGGAGTCAGTTTTCCGTTGCGCTTCAGGGCATCCAGCTTGAACTGGACATCCTTCTCGGTGTTGGCCTTGCGGAGCTTCTCATTCTCTGCTCGGAGCACTGCAATATCGCCGGAAAACTTGGTCTCGGTTTCGCTTACGACACCAGATACAAGTTTCTGGATCTCCGCTTTCTGCTCATCAGTGAAAATTACCGCCCCCTCAGTTGGAGCGCCGTTCTTATTGTCAGCCATGTTTATACCTCCTGAAGGTTCGGCTGTATTTGAATTAGCAGCGGACATCGATGTGTCTACTGGAATCCACGTTGTTTGTTCTCGCACTTGCACCCCATCACCAAGCACAACTTTCTTGTTCGTAATGGTGAATGGATATTTAGTGCAAATGTCGCAATCATCCATAGTGTTCATATCGCAAACGCAGGCAATGACAAAATCCTCACCCACGGTCTCGATACGACAGTATTGATCTTTGGTTGTTGGAATTTGCTCTTTGGCCTGGTCTTCGATATCCTCGGATGTAAGACCCTGCCAGGATGCGAATGTTATGATCTCCACAAGCGCTCCTGACGATAGCTCGATCCGATCATCAAATACGGCAGCGCCGGCAACGCGGGGAGTTTTTACCAGGCTAACCTCCGTAAGTTCTGACAGATCCTTTTTGATACCTATACTGAGTTTGCGCGCATCGGCCTTATCAACCAGGCTCCACGCCTCCGGGCTAAAGCCAATTGATCCCATAAGGTCAGCGCCTTTTCGCCATATTTTGGTGCATCCACCAAGAAACCCATCGAATGGTGTCTCAGAGTGCTCGATTTTAACCGGAATTTCCTTGAATCCAGCAACAAGGGCATCGATGTCACTCTCTGTAACACTGATGCCCTTATCTTTATATTCCCCGGCTTCGAACAGCTTGGCTGTTCTCTCAATTATATTATCTGGCATTATTTGCCCCCTGGACCTTTGCCCTTAGGCTTGCATTTTCCCACGATAGCACCTCCTTAGATAGCGATAATCCGATCCGGCCAAGCCCATACAGCAAGGTTCTTGCCGCTGGTTATTGAGCCGGATTTATACGTTGCATTCGAACAAAGTGGCTGCACGAGATCATTCTGCACGTAACTGTTGATCAGGTTGGTTGTAGTTGTGATCGATGTGTTCAGCACAATAGAAGCAATGTAAATCAACTCCCAAGTAGACATGGCCGCATTGCAGACCAGAGCCCAAGTGTTAGCCTTGAACTGTCCTGTAGCAGCCATCGGTATAACTTTCTGTCCGGCTGCAGCTCCGGCTGCACCTATGGCCTGCTGTCCAACTATCACCTGACCGTATTGGGTCGCACTGGGAGTGAATCCAACGTCCACGGTTGTGTTATCCGACAATGTGACTGTCAATACAGGAGACGTGCCGCCAGGAGTCGCATCCGTGGACGTTACCAGGATCGGGCTCAGACAATTGACCAAAGCCCCATCGACTACTGCCCATGTTGCCGTTCCTGCCCATGTTCCAATCTTCTGCATTCCGCTTGCCGATGGGTCAGCTCCACTTGCAACCCGGGTGCCTTTACCGAAAACAAACTGAGGAGATATTCGTGTTCCTGTTGCCTCGTACCAGGCTTGCGCAAACTCGTAAGGAACACGCCAGCCCTTGGAAGTCAGATACTTCTCAATAAATGGTGCAGCAAGTCCCAAATCTGTCTGGAAATAAGAATTGTGAAGCACTGCCCATCGAGCAAGAGCTGGTGCAGACCAGAATGCGCCGGCAGTCAGGGCGACATCCAATGCTGTTATGTCTGAACCCTTTACTCTGTTTTCGTAGGGCATATCTTGTGCTGCATCTACACGGGTCCAGAATAGGCCGCCGCCCGTGGCAAATGCTGTTTGTTGAGTCTGCCGGCCTTTAGCTATTCTATCAATCTGGCCTTGTATTGCTGTTTCTGCGCTCATATTTTACGCTCCTTTGTGATGGTTCAAAATCAGGCATTAAAAAAGCCCCCCGGTTGAAGCCGGAAGGCTTGTGTGTTCTATGTGGTTGTGGTAATCAATTATTCGGATGTTTCCTCGTCCAAAAAAAGAGGTTCAAACTGAATGCCGTGGTCTCCCTCATGAGGGTTTTTGTGGTCGAATAGGCCCGTCCATATGTCTTCAGGTATACCTTTGGGGAATGCCTTACATTCACGAAACATACCGAAGTTATTGCATTTTATACATTGACTACATTCCAATTCCTAAAACCTCGTTATATGCTTTCAGAATTGATTCTGGCACAAGACTTGACCTGCCATCGTTTACAAGACTTGTTACCTCTGCGAAAAGTTCCGATGCGCTACCATTCGCTATTTCACTACTAGGGATCGAGTATTGGGACACTTTGTGTATATCCTTAACAGCATCGTATTTATCGAGAGCTTTGTCAAATTTAACGGTTACACGTTCTGCTGTTCTGCCGGATCTACTAGTAACCTGTGTAACAATCCTCTCAGTAACCTTTGTATTATACCCAATAATATGACCTGATTCATGCATTATAGATGCCATCACACTGTCTTTAGCATCCATTGCTGATGTAAACCTAACAATCTCACTCATTTTTGTCAGTGCATGATTGATCTCCTCAATTTGTGTATCACTTAAATCGGGCCTTTGTAGCATATCATTAAGATTATTAATAGTTCGTGCTTTTCTGGTTGTAAATGAACTTAATTCCTTAGCAGTTCTTTCGGATGGAAGCTTTTTCAAATAATCTGGATTGATTAATATATGTGTGTCTTCATATGCTGCTGCATAAACATTGTCACCTAATTGATCATACTGTGCTAGTATCTGCAGCTTGATATTTCTGCTTCCTAACACTCTATCCAGGCCTTCAGCTATACTGTTGAGATCATCCAACCTAGCATCTGGTAAATATACCTGATCTGCATACTTTTGCAGTTTTAGTAGTGCCTCAGCCTTTGTTTTAGCAGGAACAAAACGCACCGCATTTTTTATGGTTTTAGTTTTTGGTGCGGTTGCCTTAGAGATTTTTTTGTTCTCAACTGGCTTTCTTAACTCCGGTATCCCTCCAATATATATCTTATTCCTGGCGGTCTCGGGTATAACCATCTCTGCGGATCCGAAACCCGGCAACGCTGGAGTCACGGTATCAGGCAGAGTATATTGAATGCCCTCTTCCCAAGCGAATACAGGCAAAATCGTACTCCTACACATGTAATGCGCAGGAGGCATCCAACCTTCGATATTAGCTTTGGCGATTATTTTCCCATTCCGGCTTCTACAGATATCAGATGTCCGAGAGTCCATAATGGCCGAATACTCATATCCGACTACTTCTTCATCACCAACCATCTGCTGGTATCGTGACTGTTCGTAAATCTTGGCCGTCTCGGTCCGCGCTATGTTCTCAAGCCTATGTTCTGAGAAATCCGGGAACTGCTGTCTGATCAGCGAAATGGTCTGCTCTTGATTCAAACCATTCTCTACACCCTGGGCTATTGCATTCTTGGTGTTTTCAAGGGCATCCACACTGTGGACACCCGCAAGCCTCAGTGTGTAGTTTGCGTACCATTCATTTCCGGCTTCTGGATAAAATGGTCCGACATCTGGGTCGACCGCAAATACTGCAGGCTTCTCGATGCCTCCGGCTTTCAAATGATGCAGCAGATCAGCTTGCCTGGCTTCAGCTTGATAAGACACCTGCCCCAGGGCGTAAGTATCAATCATCGATGCTGCTAAAGCATTAGCAAGGCCACGGACCGGATTAGGTGCCAATATCAGCTGTTTTGGACTTTTGCCCAATTGCAACTGGATAACTAGGTTCTCTGTCTGTTGCCGAACATAAACCATTGCAGATTGCACAAACCGGGCTTCCTGCTGATCCAGCCTGGCCAACATAACATTCGGCCTGAATAATTCAATACGCTCTGATGTTGTAAGCCTGATTTTTGTCTTTACTGGCATTATCATATGTTTCAAGGTAACGGAGGATATTGCCAGTCAGCAGGCAAATCATCCGTGTTATTGATTACTGCGCTTATACCATCCTCGGCAAAACCTGTTTGAATTTCTGAAACCTGTTGGTCTGTGAAGTCGTAAGAGCAGGCACACCTACCATCCTGAGATACTCGCGGTTCGCCAAGTTGAACGCCGATCTCTCTGATGCTGATAACATTTCTAGCATTATCAAAGTTCGTTCTGTCGGGAAACACAATCACCATGGTATTGATTCCCCCAAAGATTTCAGCATTGAAGAATAGTATGCTGCAATCTGAGCGTGTTCAGAAGCAGATAAAGCGCGATTATAGACCGCAGTTTCAAAGATGATTCCACCGTTAATTGGAAACGACGAGTAAGATATTTGATCCATCAATGCAGTTGAATATGCACTGGTGTAAGCCGATGCAGTTAATGCCAAACTTCCAGAAGTCTCCACATACACACCGTTTTTATAATGCTGCACCTTGGTGGAAGCTCCTGCATAATCTATCTCAAATGCCGCCAATGCCCAACTTCCAGCTGCAAAATTCGCAGGACTGGTATATGTTGCTGCTGTATCACCGGTCGCAGATTTGATCTTGCATCTCATCGATGTTAAAGTGCTACCAGTCCATATTTCGATACCATTTTCAGCGCCGGCAGCAATACGTGAGAGATACAAGTATAGGACCGGAGTTACACTTGCTGGTTGCTTAAAAGGGATTATTACCGTAATTATTGGCGATCCGTTCAGAAGTGATCCGATGCTATCTTTGAGAATGTAATCATCAGCTCCAAACGTTGCACCATTACTCGCAATGGTAGCATCGTTTGTATCAACTCCAGCAGCTGACCCATTCTGCGCTGATCTCGCATATGGCGCAGCATTAGACCAGGCTTGCTGACCAACAACCCCAGCTAATTTATATCGCTCGATCAGGCCGTTAAGTGGGATATCATTGCCACTGGCTATAAAATCCCAATCCATCAAAGGCGATGAAAAGGCCGTGTTTTCCATTAAATTATTTCCGATAGGCATTAGATCACCTTATCCAAGCTGGACAACCCGCACTGTAACAGTTCCTGAAGCGCAAATTGCATAGGGAACTGCGTTTGGACTGAAGTGCCATGACTGTCCAGGTGCAAGCGGTAGACCGGTAGAAGTATCTGCCGGTGCTGTAGACTTTAGATAGACCGTTGCGGTTCCAGTGTTGATAACAATGCACCTGGAAGCAGTTGCATTAGGGCTGGCAAGTAATGTTATCCCGTTTGCTGTGGCCGGAACGGTAACATCTGCAGCAGTGATAATTTTTGGCATCCCAGGTCCTACCGGCAACGGCTGGTTATTTGCCACATCCATTTCATTTCCCGCGACACTGCCGCTGTTCAGATATGTGTTTAACAT